CCTGGCGGTTTGGACCCCGCGGGGGGGGGGGGGGGACCCCCCCCCGGCGCCCCGCGGCCCGCGGAGGGCAAAGGGCCTGCCAGCCTGTACGGGTTCCCAAGGCTCACCTAAAGGAAAGGTTAGGAAAACCTAAGAATACGAAAGGGGGTGCCGACCGTGCCCGGACCACCCCCGAAGAGGAATGCCCGCCGACGCAATGCCCGACCCGACTGGGTGACGCTCCCCGCCGATGGGCGGAAGGGGCGAGCGCCCCGATGGCCGCTGCCGGGCCGAGTGCAACGCGGTTGGGCGGAACTCTGGCATCGCCCTCAGGCAGTCATGTGGGAACGCAACGGCGACGAGTACCTGGTTGCCCGCTACCTCGTCCTGCGGAACGCTATTCAAGACGAGCTTGATAACAGCGTGGTCAACGCCACCGCTATGGCCGAGCTTCGCCAAATCGAAGACCGGCTGGGGCTCTCACCCATGGCCATGAAACGCCTCCAATGGGAAATCGGCGATGCCGAACAGTCCAAGCCCGAAGATGATGGGGTGGTGATCGACGCCCATGACCGCTTCGCTAATCTCTGACCTCACCATGCCACCCGGCTACTACCTCGGCGACAAAGGTGCCTGGTGCACCCTCCCATGGCCCACCACCATGGATGAAAAACTCGACCTCATCGCCCACTCCCTAGGCCCCGCAGTCATCGACTGGGCCGAATGGCGCACCGACGAACCCGGCCTCCTCAACGACGACGGCGAACCCTGGCGATTCACACCAGGGCAAGCCCGCTTCCTCATCCTCTGGTATGCCTTCAACGACCAGGGCAGGTTCATCTACCGGCGTGGCTGCAAACGCGGCAGCAAAGGCAGCGGCAAAGACCCCCTAGCCGCCGCCATGTGTAACATCGAGCTGCTCGGGCCGTCCCAGCTTCACTGGGACGGCACCCGATACGTGGGCAAGCAGCACACCATGCCTCTGGTTCAGATAGCCTCTAACTCCGAAGAACAATCTAAGGATGTGTTGAGGGTTGCGAACTCCCAATTTGGTGTTGAAGCCACCACCTACTACGGGCTGGATAAAGGCCGCACTGCGACCTTCGTGAAGACCTCCCCTGCCCGCATCGAAGTGCTTACAGCCTCAGAGCGGTCCTCCGAGGGTGACCCCGCTACTTTCATTGTTCTCAATGAAACTCATCACATGACCCAACGCTCCGGCGGCCATGCAGTCGCTAAAGTTGCTCGCCGAAACGTTGGCAAATCAAAGAAAAGCGTGCAGGCCCGGATGGTAGACTTCACCAACGCTCACCAGCGGGGCCAGGACTCCATCGGCGAAAAGACTTTCGAAGCATGGCAGAAACAACAATCCGGCAAATACCCCCAACTCAAGAAAGACATCCTCTATGACTCCATTGAATTTGACCCCAAGCTAGACATCTACGACCCCAAGCAGCGCATGCTGGCGCTCCAGCAGGCTTACTCCGATGCCCCTTGGGCCGACCTTGAACGCCTCTCCGATGAGGTGGTGGACCCCGAACTCTCGGCCGGTGACGCCATCCGTTTCTACATGAACGGCTTAGGGGATGCCGAAGACTCCTACGTGTCTGCTAAAGCGTGGGCGGCACTCGCCGACCCGTCCAAAGCATTCGAGCCGGGGGATCAGATCGCTATGTTCCTCGACTGCTCCAAATCAGAGGATGCTACCGCCCTCATGGGCTGCCGAATTAGCGATGGTTTCAATCAGACCTTAGGCGTGTGGTCAAGGCCCCGCGGCCCCCGAGGCGAAGGCTACCTCGTCGACCGCGACCAGGTGGACGCCAGGGTGCGAGAAATCATGGAACTATACAAAGTTGTCTGGTTCGGCGTCGACCCATCACCCGCCAAAGACGACACCACCGAAGCCTCCTACTGGCGGCCCCTCATCGACGCATGGCACCGTGATTTCCGCCGAAAACTCCGCTGCTGGGCAACAAAAACCCACTCCGTCCTCTGGGACATGAGGCTCTCCGAACCCGGCGCCGCCGACCGGAACCGGCGCTTCTCCCAGGAGGTAGAAATCATCCAGGACCTTATCGACAAAGACGGCCTGGATGGGCCATTCCGGCATGATGGCGACCCGGCGCTCACAGCACATGTGAACAACACGAAAATCAGGTGGAATAAATTTGGCTTAGCGATTGGCAAAACCAGCCGTGACAGCCACCAACTCGTCGATTTATGCGTGGCCATGGTGGCCGCCAACGTAGGGCGTCGTGAAGCCCTGAACAGCGGTAAAGTCCGTGCCCGCCGCAAAGGGGGGCCTAAGAAGCGAAGGAGAGTGATGATCGGGTGACCCTTGAACTAATCCCCGACTACGAACTTACTGCCGACGAGCATACCCTCATCGCCAAGCTGGCGGGGCGGCTGCAAGAACACGCTAGGAAGAACAAGCTGAAGTGGGCTTACTATGAGGGCAAAAATGCCCTGAAAGATCTGAACATTGCCCTGCCTGCGGTTGCTGGCAGCATCCGGGCGGTTGTGGGTTGGCCCGAGATCGTGGTTGACTCCCTAGCGGAGCGGCTGGAGTGGCAAGGATGGATCTCCCCAGAAGAAGACGTCACAACCCTAAACCGAGTGTTCGCCGACAACGACCTGAGCTCCGAGTTCGCTAAAGCCACCCTGGAATCCCTCGTCACCGGCATGGGATTCCTCGAAGTATCAGCCGGCGGTGATGGTGAGCCCACCATCATTATTGATGCCGTCACTGCCAATGAGGCCACCTACATGTGGGACGATCGGCTTAACCGCATGGCAGCAGGCTATATCGAAAAAACCGGGGAAAACGGCGAAAAATACCAAACCCTACATTTGCCGGACCGGGTGATCTCTATCATTACCGACCCTCACGAGGCGGAAAAAGAAACCATCTGCGTCAAACACGGCTGGGGCAGGTGCGGCCTGATCCGTATCCCGAACAGGTCCCGCGCCGGGAAAGATGCTGGCGCCTCGGAAATCACCACGGCCATCGAATACTACACCGACCATGGTGTGAGAACGGTGTTGGGCATGGAGTTCAACAGGGAGTACTACACCACCCCACAGCGCTATTTGTTGAATGCCACATTCGACCAGCTAGGCCTAGAAGAGGACGCAACGGAAAGCGACCTCATCCAAATGGGGTGGAAAGTGGCCATGAGTAAGGCCCTGGTGGTGCCGCCGGGTGATCCTGATGATGGGTTGCCGAACATTACTGCGGGCCAGTTCCAAGCATCCCCACCTACGCCCTATATTGAAGAGCTGAAGATGATGGCCCAGCTGGTATCAGCACAATCAGGGGTGCCCGTATCATATTTGGGTTTCGCCTCCGATAACCCGCCCAGTGCCGACAGTATCCGCGCCACCGAATCCCGCCTGGTGCGGCGTACTGAGCTCCGCCAGTTGGCGTTCGGCCGGCCACTGTGCCGTGATCTTGCCTATGTGTGCAAAGCGATTCTTGACGGCAGGCCGCCCGAATGGTCGTTTATTGCCTCCCTTGAAGCGAAATGGCTGGCAGCCGCCACCCCCACGCTCTCGGCAACTATGGACGCCATGACCAAAGCTGTGGCGGCTGAAATCACCCCGAAGCACTCCTCCGTCGTGTGGGGCAGGGTGGGGTTCAGCCCAACCGAGCAGGAAATCATGCGGAAAGAACTCGCCGAACAATCCGCCACCCAACGGGCCACAGCACTTGCCGGCGGTGCTACCACTATCGGTGACGCCACCGTGCTCGACCTGGCCAGGGCAAACCGAGAACCCGAAGAAACCCCCGCCGAAACAGCCTCTGTTGAAAATGCCCCGCAGGAAAACACAACCGCTTCGCGGGGGGGGCGGATGATCTCAAACAGCGCGCCGACGCCCTCGGCGTCATGATCCGCGCCGGGGTCGAACCCACAGTAGCCGCTGACTTGGCAGGCCTGCCCGGAATCCGATTCACCGGGGCAACCCCCGTATCACTACGGGAGAAGACCTAAACAACACCCATGGGAGGGAGGTGCTAGCCATATGGCGCGAGACCTAGATGCCGAAGCCGACTACCAGCAGGCCATGGATAACCTGCGGGTCCTCGCTATACGGGATTTGGTGTCCTGGTGGAAACAAACCGAAACCCTCGGCTTCGCCGACTCCAAACAGCTTATGGAAGAACCCTTCCAAGCGATCATCGCAGCCTACGGGGAACAAGCCGCCTACGCCGCCGCCGATTATTTATTCCGCTCCCGCAGCCTCGACGACAACTTGAAAGGCCTGGAATACCCCGAAGTGGCCGACCCTGCGGGATTCGAACAAATCCTCGGCTCCTACGCCTGGGCACTAAACACCTCCCGCACCGTAACCGGCGATCTAGACCGGCAGCTAGCGCTACGGAAACTCGCCGGCATCACCAACCGCCTCGTGCAACAACCAGCCCGCGAAACCGTATACCAAGCCACCCGGAAAGCCGGCACCCGCTACGCCAGAGTACCGGAACCCCACGCCTGCACCTTCTGCCTCCTCTTGGCCAGCCGCGGCGCAGTCTACAACCAAGACACCGTGCTACGCACCGAAGCCGGTAAAAAATACCACGACAACTGCAAATGCCTCGGCATCGAAGTGCAAACCCCCGCCGACCTGCCGAAAATCAACCAAGAACTAGAACAAATCTACATAACCTCCGGCAGATACCCAGGCAACGACCAAGAGGCTTTTGCCGAAGCCATAGAACGCCACCGAAACCAAACACCCGACTGGGTGCCACCAGATGCTCAGCGGGTCAGCCGGTACTTTGACCCGAGCAAAGCGAAAAATAAGCGGAGAATCACAGGGGAAGAAGCACTTCAACTAGGGTTGCATGATGATGCGCCTTGGCCTGCCAAAGAACAATCAATTCGTGATTGGCTGTTGGAAAATGGTGCTCAATCTGTCATCAAACTCAAAGAACTAGACAAATTACCTGATGGCAAAGGAGAACAGTTTTCAAAGCTCACAGGCATACGTAACACGCCAGATGCACTCGCTGATAGGTTGCCTGTAGAAATGAAAACAATCACATCGGCAAATGGCATAAATAACCGTACCCGGCTTGCAAAAAACCAAGCAGGAACGGTAATAATAGACGCTCGACCTTTGGGAGATACAGAAGCAGCCATTATGAAAGATATGCGCCGAGCTATAGGAAATAGCGGGGCCGATCTTGATAGAATTGTAGTAATAACAGTAAATAAAACATTATTATGGGAACGAGGGCAATAATGTCTTATTCAGCCATGATTTGCATCAGGCAGGCAGGAGAGCCGCCTGACGAGGTCGCTAATATCACAGAATCCATCATTAAAACGTCATTTTTCGAGCCTGAGGTTAGTAGTGTTCGAGTTTTCTCTAACGCTAATTTCCCAGATCGGGCAGATGATTTTGGGATTGCAGAGGTGGATATTGGGCAGTCTCGTGACTTTAAAAAGCTATCGCTTTTACGGCGTATCTTCATGAGGCTTTGTGCCGACACTGATTGGGCCTTGGAACTCGCTTGGGATGGTGCTGAAGACCTCAGCGATGATTTCAGCGAATACTTGCGTCGGCCCCGCGGCAATTCGGCCCCCGTAGTATTCGACCCGTATTCCGATGAGGAACAGGACAATCCTTATTGGGAAAGGGAAGCCCAGCTAACCGCCGGCGCTTAAAACTATCATCCCCAGCAACCCGCGTTCTCCCCGCGAGACCGCGGGTTTTCTCATGCCCAAACAAAAACAGAAAGGACACAAAATATGCCAGTCAGAGCATTATCAATGCCCCCTTGGGTGCGAACCGTAGCCCCCGATATCCCCGCTGGTGGCGGCACGGCTGATGCCGCCCAGGCGGATACCGCAACCCCGCAAGCCTCAGACCGCGAGAGTGAAACCCCCGGCGACAACAGCAGTGGCAATGATGATGAGGGCGACCCCGACCCCGAGCCGGGGCAGGCAGACGATGCGACCGTGTGGAAAAAACACGCTCGTACTTGGGAAACCCGGGCTAAGGAAAACCGGAAAACCGCCGACACCTTGCAGGCCCAGCTTGATGCCGAAACAGGTAAAACCAAGAAGGCCGAGGAAGCGCTTGCCGAGGCAACCAAACGCCAACAGGCAGCCGAACAAGCGGCCACCCGCCTAGAACTCGCCCTAGAATTCGGCCTCAGCCGGAAAGAAGCCGAAACCTTCCTCCACGGCGATGCTGAAGCCATGCGCACCCAAGCACAGCTGCTTGCGGAACGCGCCGGGGCTGGGGCGTCGAAAAGTCGCCCCGCCACCTCGCCTCTCCAAGGCAAGGGCAAAGCCGGCTCCTCGAAAGAAAACGACCGCAGCTGGGCGCGCCGCCTCATGGGCAAAACCAAAACCGAAAAATAAAGGATGTGAACTATCATGCAGCTCAACCCAATCCGTGAACCTCTAGGAGTCGATAACCGCAGGTGGCTAGGCAGCCGCCATGGTGTGGCTACCGCCCAAACCGTCACCATTGACGGGAAGAAGATTTCCGCCGTTGTGAAGGACAATATTTTGCCTTCCGGTATCCCGCTGAAGCGTGGGGCTGGCGGTAAATACGAGCCAGTGACCGCGGCAGGTGACACCCTAGCCGGGTTCCTGCTCACCTCCCAGTCCGCCAAGCAGAAGGACGTGGATATCGTGGCCCCCATGCTCGACCGCGGCCGCATCCGGGTGAAATACCTCCCCGAAGGCGTATTCGACATCACCACTCTCACCACCCCTAACCCCCTGTTCATTCTCACCCCGAAGGAAGGTGACTAATCCCTATGTTATGGACCGAAGTTGTGCAGCCACAGTCCCTGACTACCGTGGCCCGCGAAACCCTCGACGAGCGGGAACGCTCCAAGAACATTCTCGCCCAATTTCTTCCTAACCGTGTTGTTGATGACATCTCCGTGAGCCTATCCGCAACCACCAACGGCCTGGTTGAGGTAGCCGAGTACCGCGCCTACGATGCTGAAACCCCCATCGGTGCCATGCCCGGCGGTAAGAAGATTTCCCTGGAGTTGCCGCCCCTGGGCCAGAAAATCCCCGTCAGTGAATACGACCAGCTTCGTGCCCGCGGCATCAATGCCCCAGCATCCGGTAAAGACCTGATTGGGCGGGCTACGATCACCGCAGCCCGGGCTGTTGCTGACCGCGTAGAGATGCTGCGTGGTGAAATTCTCACCACCGGTAAAGCGCTCATCAGCGAAAACCAGTTCAATGCGGAGCAGGATTTCGGCCGTGACCCTCGCCTCACCACCACCGTAGGCACAAAGTGGGACCAGTATGCCACTGCAACCCCGATCGAGGACCTGCAGGCCCAAGCAGAGGTTTATGCCAACCTCAGCGGTGAGGCCCCCGGTTACCTTTTGGTATCCCCCAAAATCATCACCACCCTGATCCGTTGCGAAGAAATCCGCAAAATGGCCGGCGGCGTGAACGGCATCCCCAGCATGGTGACCGTGGACTTCCTCCACAGCGTGCTTGCCTCTTTCGAGCTGCCGCCCCTGTTGCGATACGACCGGAAGATCCGCAAAGGCGGCGTGCTAAAACGGGTGATTGACGAAAAAACCGCCATCATGCTCCCCGCCGTGGATGGTGAGGAATCCCCCCTAGGCCGCACGTTCTGGGGCACCACCCTCGAAGCCGTCGATCCAGCCTACGGCATTGCAGACGAAGACCGTCCCGGCATCGTGGTTGGCGCTTACCAGGAAGACGACCCTAAGAGCACCTGGGTGCGGGCCAATGCTATCGGCATGCCCGTCGTCGGCGACGCCAACTACACCGCGGCCATGACCGTCCTCTAAGAACAAGGAGAATACCCATGGCAACCATCCGCAGCGACCTGGAAAGCTACGTCATTGCGCACGATGAAACCCAGGCCCATGTGCTCGCCCCAGGTGCGGAAGTGCCCGACGGCGTAACCATCCACCCTGACTTGCTGGAACCGGAACCTGAAGATCCCGAGGACCCTGAAGATCCTGAAGAATCAGGTGACGACGGGGCCGGTGGGGAGGACAAACCCCCCGCCAGCCCGAAGACGAATCGTCGGAGCAGTAGTCGTGCTCGCAAGTCTTGACGATGTTAAAGCCCGTATCCCCCATGTGGATTTCGACGAAGACCGTGCCCTAGGGCTACTGGAAGAAGCATCTGCCCTGGTTGAGGGGTACCTGCAAAAACCAGTGCCCGAACCGGTGCCGGAAACCATTAAAATCGTGGTATCCCGCATGGTAGCAAGAGTCATTGAGGCCCCCAAGGAAACCGCCTTCCAAGAATCTATGCAAGTCACCGCGGGCCCGTTTAGCCAAAGCGCTAATTTCACCCATGGCGGTAGCGGCGGCGCCCCCTGGCTCACCGCATCGGATAAAACCATGCTGGCCCCCTTCCGTAAGAAACGCCGCGGCATCTACTCCATCACCATGAGCTAACGAAAAGAGGGCGCGATGCCAGGCCTCCCTACGATCAAGCGGTACCCGGTGACCCGGCTCCGTCGCTTCAAAACCGGCACTGATGAGCTCGGCAACACTACCTACGGGCTCCAGGGCACCATTATTCATGTGGTGGGCTGGGCGAAACCCACCACCGCGGAACCTGAACTAGCGGGCCATGCCCGCCGAACAGTCGCCATAAAAATGTATGCCCACCCCGGTGACTTTATCGAAACCGATATTGTCATCCTCACCCCAGGTGGCGAACGCCTAGAGGTTGTGGGCGAACCTGAAAACTACGAGTGTGGCCCCTTCGGTTGGGCCCCAGAATTGGAGGTGATTAATCTTGCTGGAATCGAGTAAGCAATGGTTAGAAGTAACACTTGGCGCTGAGGCGGACCGATCCGATTATGTCCAATGCGTAAGCCTATCCTTCGACGGCGGCAGTCTTATCTGCTTCGCCGATGAAGGCATGAGGCAAGTACGAGCAGCCTACTCGCCCACCGGATGGGCCAGGTGCAGGTGGGTGGATTACAGCGAAGTCCACGCCGAACAAGACCGCGCTCGGCGCAAGTGAGCAGGCTATGGCAAAGTACGTGCCGAACAAGGCCGCGCTGAAAGCACTGCTCAAAGACCCCATGACCCAAGGGATCGTAGTCGACCACGCCGAACGAGTAGCAGCAGCGGCCGGCGACGGGTTTGTCTCCTCCTACAAGATGGGCAAAACCCGCCACCGATGCATCATCTACGCCGACACTTGGTCGGCCAAACGCCGAGAAGCCAGGGACAACATCCTCACCCGAGCCCTAGGCTAACCCACCCCCTGGAAGGAGGCCCATGTGACCACCACCGCCACCACCACAGTGATTGCTGAGCTGGCGCGCCGGGTAGGGGTGCCAGTATCCAGCCGCATGCCTTCTACCCCGAAACCACAAGCCTTCATCATCGTTTCCCGCATCGGCGGCGGCATGGAGGACTGGGCACTCCGCAACCCCAGGTTTTTAGTGGAGTGCTACGCCCACACCGAGCTGGACGCTGAAGCCCTGGCCGAAAAGGCCTACGAAGCGTGGGTGCGGATGCGGTCCGCCAAAATCCAATCCACCACCATAGACACCCTCACCAGGTACGACGACCCCGACCCGAAGCTCTATCGCTTCCAATTCACCGGTGGTGTGCGGCTCCTAGCCCACTAGCCGGCCCCTGGTGCGGCAGCAGGGGACACCATCCTGCCGCAACTCCCTTTTCCGACATTCCTGATTTAGGAGACCCATCATGGCTATCAACATCCAAAATGCCTTCGTGGCCACCCCACCCATTGACGGCGGCGTTTACTTCAACGCCCCAGTTAACACCCCGCTGCCGAAGACCGCCCTCGAAACCCTCCATGAAGATTTCAAAGATCACGGCGCTGTAGGCGAAGACGGCTTCACTCACACCATTAACCGGGAAACCAGCACCGAAAAAATGTTCGGCGGCGACGACTGGGTAGACACCCAAACCTCATACACCGAAACAGTCGTTCTCACCCTACTCGAAGACGGCAACACTAACGTGCTACGATCCTGCTTCGGCGACGCAAACGTCATCGAAAAAGCAGCCACCGACAAACACGGCCGCCAGACCACCGTGTACCACACCGCTGAACGGCTACCGCTCAAGCGTCATATCGTCAAAGCCGTCTCCGGCGAGAAAGCGAAAACCTTGGTTGTGCCTAACGGTCGGATCAGTACCGTGGAAAAAACCGCAGAGACCCATTCCGCATCCACGAAATACAACATCACGATCACCGCTTTCAAGGGCCCCGCCGAATTCAAATTCGCAAACTCCTTCGAGCTACGGGACGACGGCATGGTCGACCCCAACACCCCAGACCCCGACACTCAAGGCAAGACCGTGACCCTCCCCAGCGGCGTTACAGGCGGCACCTTCACCCTCTCCGTCGACGGCCACGCCACCACCGAACTAGCGTTTAACGCCACCGCCGAAACAGTGCAAGCCGAGCTACGCAAACTCACAGGCGCCACCACCGCCACCGTCACCGGTAATGCTGGCGGCCCCTACACCATCAAAGATGTTACCGGGGCCCTCACCGCCGACGGCACCAAACTCACCGGTGGCGCGGGCACCACCATCACCGTAAACCCCTAAACCCCTCCCCGGTAACTCCGGGCGGCGGAGGGAACAACAACGGCGGCGGGGCTGTACCGCCGCCCCCGAAACCGGACACCCGCCGACGCGCTGTATCATTCGGGTGGGAAGACACCTCATCGAAAACCTACAACTGGGAAGAAACCCTCCAAAAAGTCGTGGCAGCAGGCGGCACCACCATCGACCTAGCGGTAGGCCGCCCCGAATGGCTGCTCTCCCCCGAAGTGCCCTCAGACAGTGGGCTCACATCATCCCTATCAGCAGCTGAGGGCGACCCCATCGCAGGGATCATCGACACCGCCCGCGCAGCTGGTATCACAAGCATCTACCTCACCCTGGACGCTATGGCCACCACCACCCTGGCGAAACCCGAATACCAAGAACTACGCTCCGTATCCAGAGACGGCACCATCCGAAACGACCTGGGTAGCGCCTACGCCCTCACCAAAGGACACATTGGTGACATGCTAGAGGCAGCCGCACGGCACCTCGCGGCCCGCTACGGCACCCGCATCAACGGCATCATCCTCACCGAAATCCACTGGGACTCCGGCAGCTTTTCGGATAAAGACTTGGAGCTATTCAAACAAGACACCGGCGAGGCGGATTGGACCCGCCGCGGCGACGGCACCCCCCACGAAGGGCCCAAAGAGCTGGCGTGGTTTGGCGATAAAATGGCCGAAGCCGCAGGCCGCATCAAACGCGCCATCGGCACCACCCAGCTGGTTTTCGACGTGCGAGTCAACTGGGCCAACCCGGTTGCTGGCCGGCCCGACAGCGGACACGACTACGCCAAACTACTGCGACACGCCGATCTACTTCAGCCCTGGGTCTACTTCGACGCTGGGCAGGCTGGAAAAGCCGCGCCCCTGGTGGAAGCACTCACCGCACAATGGCCGGGCAAGATCCGCCCCTCCATCGGCCTATGGGGTGCTGGCGGCACCACCATCCCCGCAACCGACCTAGACGCGGCTATCACCTCACTACGCACCCAACCGTGGCTGCAAGTCACGCCGGCATCAAAGCTCACCACTGCCCACTGGCAGGTGCTGAAAAACTGGCGCTAACCACACTGGAAAAAGGGCCGCGGGCGAAACCCTGTTACCGCCCGCGGCCCCTCCCACCCTCTATCAACCACAACTAAGGAATCATCATGGCATTCGACATCCCCGGATTCGACAACATTGAATTCAACATCCCAGCAGGCAAAGACAAAAAAGTTACCATCACCATCCCCCCAGTTGATTGTTTGTACTCGACAGATATCACCGCCATCCAAAACGAAAAAGAAAAACAACATATCGGCGATGACTCCGTTGAAATCGTGCGCCTCTTCCTGCTCCACTTCAACAACACCCAGGCCAAGAAGGACGCCATCAACAAACTAGTGCACCGCCAGCTGGTGGAAATCGACCGCATCTGGAGCCAGGAATCAGGTATCCCGCTGGGGGAATCCTTGCCCTCCACCGGTACGCCTTCGGGGGAGACCCCCAGCTCACCGACGCCCTCCGAGCAGACCTCTTCCACATCGGATACTCACTCAGCAACGTAGGGCGCACCTACCGGTGGAGTGACCTCAGGGCATTCCTCAAACACCTGCCTGCCACATCCCACCTCCACACCTACCTCAACCCCGCAGCCGCCGAAGCAGCCGCCTGGGTGGTACCCACCAACCAAATATTGGGTGCGCTCTTCGACCAACAGTACATCCTGGCCCTGGCCCGCGCCGGGAAAAACACGAGTGGTGTTGGGGGTCTTATCCAGCAAACCATCGAAGGTATTGAGGCCTCCCACCAGCAGGTGAGCCGGCCGCATAGGCGGGAACTGACCGCCGCGGAGATCAGGCAAAAGGTCAGGGAAAAGCACCACATCTAAATCCGAAGGAGGGGATTTCTCATGGGCGCAGAACTCGGTACCGGCTACATCTCGATCATCCCCGAGGTAAGTAAAATCAGCCCTACCATCGCCAAAGCACTGGGGAGTGTGGAAAGCGAAGCCGAGCGCCGCGGCGGCTCGTGGGGAAGCAAACTCGCCGCAGGTGTGGGCAAAACCTTGAAGGCTGGGGCCCTGGCCACCGGCGTGGCGGCAGGTGGCCTTATCGGCACCGCCATGGCCAAAGGCATGGGCCGCCTCACCGCTATCGAAAACGCCCAGCAGAAACTCCTCGGCCTAGGCAACGACACCAAGACCGTTGCCGGGGTCATGAACGACGCTCTTTCCTCGGTGAAGGGCACCGCCTTTGGACTGGGGGAGGCAGCATCCACTGCTGCAGGCCTGGTCGCCGCCGGCATTAAACCCGGCCAACAACTGGAAACCACCCTGAAAACCGTGGGCGACACCGCTGCTATTGCCGGCCGGAGCATGCAAGACGTTGGCGTTATCTTCGGGTCGATTGCCGCCCGCGGTAAACTCCAGGGCGATGATATGTTACAGCTGATGGCGTCGGGCATTCCCGTGCTCCAGCTGCTCGCCAAGGAAACCGGGAAAACTTCTGCCGAAATCTCGGATATGGTTTCCAAAGGCAAGATTGACTTCGAAACCTTCGAAAAAGCCATGCGTGCCGGCATGGGCGGGTCGGCCTTGAAAATGGGCGAATCCTTCACAGGCGCCGCCGCCAATGCCCAGGCAGCCCTGGGCCGCCTGGGCGCTACCGCGTTGAAACCATTCTTCGGCCTGGCGAAGGACGGCCTGGTGGCCGCCACCGGCGCCATCGACGGCCTGGAAACCAAAATCAAGCCGGTTGCAGCCGATATCGATACTTTCCTCCAACAGCGCCTAGTGCCAGGGCTCAAGGATGCCAAGAGTGCTGTGTCGAATTTTATGCAGTCCGATCAGGGCAAAGGCATGCTTACCGGCGTCCAGGCAGCCTTCAGCGACGTGCTCGATGCAGGTAAAGCCTTAGCACCCGTGGTATCCACCGTGGCTACTGCTCTAGGGCAGGCATCCGCAGCCCTCGGCGTTAGCACCTGGAATATTTTCCTCGGTACTCTGCATGCAGCATCTGGCGTGCTCGTTGCCCTGGCCCCATCTCTCCAGTCTGTTGCTGACCTGCTGAAAGCCCACCCCGGATTATTAGCGGCCGCCATGGCAGGCTGGACAGCATTCCGCACCGTGCCCGGTATCGTTGGCAGTATCACCACCACCGTGGGCCAGTACACGTCCAAGCTGTCCGAGATGCGGGGGCACGTGTCTAGCCTGTCTGAAATGCGGGGACAAATATCCAGCATCCAAAAGTTCTACAGGGACGCTGGTGTGGAAATGGACCGGGTCGGGGCAACCACACACTACCTGACCGGTGCACAAAGCGGTTTGGCCGCCGCCGTGCTCAAGGCCGAGGCCGCATTCCAGCAGGGCTCCCCAGCCCTGAAAACATTTGCGGAAAAGCACACCGAGGCAGCCCACACCGCTCGTGCTGCCCTGGGCTCGATCGGTGACGCGGCTGTTGGTGTGGCCCGTGGCGGTTTCTCCCTGCTGAAATCCGGCGCCGAAGGCCTACTGGGCGCCCTCGGTGGGCCTTGGGGCCTGGCGCTCACCGGCGCCGCAGCAGCCCTTACCCTGTTCGCCAGCGAAAACGAAAAAGCAGCTAAGGCTGAACAGCAGCACAAGAACAACGTTGATGATCTTAAGAATTCCCTGAATGGCATCGAGGAGGCGGCCACCAGGTCGGTGATGGTGCAGCGCGCCTCCAGCGAAGGCCTGATAGACCTGGCCAGCAAGGCAGGTATCGCATCCAGCACTGTGGTGGACGCCATGATGGGGCAGGCCTCCGGCCTGGAAGCCACCCAAGGCAAGGCCGAATCCATTGTCACTGCGTTCATGCATGCCCACCCCCAGCTGCAGCAAGCTAAAATCTCCGCCGATGATCTAGAAGCCGCCCTCAACGGCAACAAGGATGCAGCTCTTGGCGTGGCCACCGCCCTCGCTGATCTTAATGGTGGCAGCACCACCGCCAAGGAGAACGCCGCCGAGTCCTTTGCGAAATGGAAAGAGGGGCTGACTGATGCCGACCAGGCGACATTAAAGTTGGCTGAGTCCACCCGGGGCGCCAACAATGATTTAGCTGAGGCAACCAGGCAGCACGAAGCCGAAGCTGCCGCCATGACGAATGCTGCTAAGGAAGCCGACACGGCGGCTCAGATCTACTCGATTCTGGGTGACAAGATCAAATCGATCCCGGATGATAAAACGATCAAAGTTGAATCGGATGCGATCACCGATGAGACCAAACAAAAGCTGGAGGCCATGGGGGCGAAAGTCTCCGAGCCCTTTGAGGGGCAGGTGACCATTGACTTCCCCGACGCTTTCTCCATCATTTCCTTACTGGATCAGATGGGGGTCAAGCTCTCCAGCCTTGACGGATATATTCACATTGATAACGCCGAGGTGCCCGGCACTATCGAAAAACTAGATGCCCTAGGGTTGAAAACGAAAACCCTTCCCGGCGGCAAAGTCGTTATCGACTCCAACGACCCTGACGTGAAGACCCGCATGCTCGATCTGGGCATCCTGGTCAAAGACAAACGCACCGGTGAAGTCAAAATCAACGACAACGTACCAGAAGTCATCAAGCGGATCCATGGCCTGAGCGGGCAAAACACCACATCTCGCCACACGATTTCGGTGGAAACCGTGTATGTAGGTGGGGGCCGTCCCGCGCTTCTCCCTGATGGCAGCCCGGCACGCCGTGCTATGGGCGGTGTTGTAGGGCTCGCTGCTGGCGGCCTGTTCGGCACCCCGGCAGGGTATCGGCTGCCCCTCTCCGGGCCCGGTACCACCGAAACCGATGGTTTCCAAGGCGTCGACAGGCAGGGCAGGCCCACAGCCCGGGTTGATGCTGGGGAATGGGTCATCAACCGCAGGTCCTCGGCCAAGCACCATAATTTGCTGCGGGCGATTAATGATGATTCTCCCAAGCTCAATAAGATCCTAGGGGGCGTGCAGGCTCTGGCTGATGGTGGGGTCGTCACCCCAGGCGAGCTCCTGCGGTTCGCCAAAGGTGAAACCGTCAACGGTAAGAAGGCCCCGCGGTCTCTCGAAGGCGCACCGTATGTTTTCGGCGGTGGGCTACTCGCTAACTGGGGCGATTGCAGCGGTGCGATGAGTGGCCTGGCCGCACTAGCTGTGGGATGGCCACTCGACGGCCGCAAGTTCGCCACCGGGGATGAAGGCCCCGTACTGGCCCGCATGGGGTTCAGCACCGGCCTGGGCAGCGGCGGCCCCAGGTTTTCCATCGGCTGGCTCAACGGCGGCCCCGCCGGTGGGCACACCTCAGGCACCATCCATTTCACCGACGGCCAAGCCGTCAACGTCGAAATGGGCGGCGGGCGTGGTAACGGTCAAATCGGCGGCGGGGCAGCACCAGCCTCCCACCCCCAGTACACCAACCACGCCTACCTGCCGCTCATTGCCGGGCAGATCGTCACCATCAACGGCAAAGACTACGATCCTGCCGACTTTTTGAGCCTCGGGGATGACATCGAATCTACCTCCGTGGATGGGGTAAAAACCAGCCGCGGCAACGTTTCATGGGGCAAAGCCCAAAGCCTGTTTGACCAGGCCAAAAAATATGTGCAGTACGGGCCGAAGTTCGACACCGGCGGCAGGTGGCCATCCGGCGTCCGAGGACGGAACGAATCCGGCGCCGATGAGCTAGTGCTCACAAACCAGCAGTGGAAGCACCAGTCAACCATCGCTCGAACCTTGCCGGAGATCGGTAAGCAGAATGCCACTGCGGCGAAAATCCTCATGGCGGCAGGCGAAAAATTCGATAAAGCCGCTGGGGAAATCTCCACCGCGGCAAAGCTCTTCGCACACGACGCCGAAGACACCCGGGTCATTGTGCAAGCCGAAGGCCGCCATTTCGGAGGTGGCTGGTTGGACTCCGCCGAAGTTGTAAGAGACGCCGAAAAGGGTCTCTATGAGCTGCGGAAAAAGATCGCCACCGAATCCGATAGCATCAGCAAAGCCGAAAAGGAACTTGCCGACGCTAAGAAGGAATTGGCGAAAACCGAGAAAGAGGGCGCCGCGGTATCCAAGGCCGATAGGCGAAAACTTGAGGATGCCGAAAAATCCTTGGCTGACGCCAGGAAGAAAGGCAAAGCCGACCGCATCGCCGACGCTGAGAAGAAACTCGCCCGGGTACGGGAAGACATCGGCGACAACTTGGAAAAATCCACCGACAAGAACGCCAAAGCGGTCAAATCCGCCCAGGAAAAGGTGAATAAAGCGGAGGACAAACTGACGGCGGCTCGTGCCGCCCAGGCTGAATCCCTCGCTGATCTAGAGGCAGCAGAACGCACTGTGGCGGCATCCCGCTATCAGGCAGCCAGCGAGATCGCCGAAAAAATCGGCGGCTCCCTCTCAGCAGGCATTGGGCACATCGCCAGCTTCTTCTCTGAAATAGAGAAAGCCGCAGGCATTGTCGATAAAACCCGACAAGAAGTGTCCAAGCTGGAAATGCAGCAGCAAACCAACGCTTTCACCCTGGTGAGGGCGTTGGCTGAGCTGCAGATCAGGGAGCGGGATGTAGAGCGCACCCGCGCCCGCGGCATCGTGAGCATCGCTCAAGCCGAAGCCGCCCTAGCTGAAGCCCGTAGGCAGTCCGCCCTCATGGGATCCACCAGCGTGGAAGCCATGAAAGGCGCCATTGACCGCTTCTACCGCACCGGCAAATTCACCGTCGAAGATCTCACGGCCTCCGTGGTGGCAAACAGCAAGGAAATCCAGGCCGCCGAATGGGGAATCCGAGTCGCCCGGGCCCAAGCCGCAGTCGACGACCTGGAAGCGGCCAAGGCCCAGTCAGAAGCCCGCTACGAGGCGCTAGAGGCAACACTGAAACAAACCGCGGCAGCGCAGCTGCTGCGGGCCCAAACCACAGCCCTTGCCGAACAAACCGCCAGCCTATACGGCATGACAGCCAACCAAGCCCAAGGCGCATCCAAAGGCTTCGGTGGGGTATCTAAGCTGGTAGGCGGCATCGGCAAGCTCCTAGCCGGCGTTGCGGCTGGTGTTGCTGGTTTCACCGTCGGCGGGCCACTAGGTGCCCTAGCAGGTGCCGGCATGGCGCTGGGCGGTCTGAAAGACCTGGTGCAGGGTGGCATTGACATCCACCAAAACAAGGACTCCATCAAGGACGCCTGGAAGAACTTGGGGACAGCTGAAAAAGCCGCCCTGGTTCTGGGGTCCGCAGGTGGGGCTGCCCTCACCATCGGCGGTGGCGTGCTCTCCCAACAATATGGGGTAGAAGCCGCCACCGGCGGCGCCAAGCTCGGCGAGCAGTTCATGGAGAGCACTATCGGTGCACTCCAGTACGGTATCAGCGGCAGGATCGAAAAATCCCAACGCCAAACCGAAGACCGGCTCACTACTATCCAACGCCAGATCGACCAAAACAACCTCAACCTGGAGCTAGAGCGCGCCACTAAAACCGTGGAATACCTCCGGCAAAAAGACAAACTGACCGCCGAACTGGAATACGCGAAACTCAAACAGGAGATCGAAAAAACCGACGACGAAAAAGTGCGGAAAGCACTCGCCGCCGCCGCGGAAGTAGAACGCCTCCGCTCACTCGCCACCACCACCGAGGTAGCACAAACCGGAGAGCTCCGCCAGCTCAACGCCACCCTGGCTGAACTCCTCGCGGTCACGAAACGCTCACTCGCTACCAGCTCCGGGCAGGCCGTCCAGCTATCGGCAGTTGATGCGGTGCGCTACGAGCGAGCTCGAATCTAACAGAAAGGAGGCACCATGATTGACCGACGCTATTTAGTGCGGTACATCGCCCCCACAGGTAAAACCTGGGAGCTTTCATCCAGCACCTGGATAGCTGGCATCCGCAGGGCCGGCATCAAAGAGCTCATCGGCAGGCCCGAAGCCACCGGCATCGAAACCCTTGGTGTACCAGGCAGAGCCATCGAAGGCCTCCGATTCCCAGCCATCGAAGGCTCCCTCGACCTCTTCGTCCGCGCCGGGCAGGGCCGGCATGCCCATGATATTTGGGCAGAGTTTCGCCATGGTTTCTCCATCCTTCCGCCGTTGGGCACGCTCCAGATCGAGTCACCCATGGGCACCATGCACGCCCAAGTGAGACTCAACGGTGCCCCATCTGATCTAGAAGTTGATGATGCTACGGCCGATGTGTGGGCACTATCCATACCGCTTGCTATTGACGCTGGCTACTGGGAAACGACCCCATTCCGAAAAACCGGGAGCGTCACAGTGACAAATTCTGGTCAGGTGTACATATGGCCGGAAATCGTGTGGGAAGGGGCCGGTGGGAAAGTAACACTCCCCTCCAAGGCGGAATTCACCCTGCCTGCCGTGGATTCTACCCGCCGGCTGCACCTGGACCCGCAGAGATCCCACCAAGTACTCAATGGCCTAGGCGTACGGGATGATGATCTCTGGCGCAAAATCCGAGGCCAAATCATTTCCGAAGGCGTACCCCCAGGGCAAAGCAGGCAATATAGCTTACCTGCCGGGGCGTTTCTGGAGTGGCGGATAGGAGTGCTCGACCCATGGCGATGACAATAGGACAGTGGTGGCAGCACGCTAGGCACCGGGCTATGGTGGCGGAAGATTTCGGACAATGGATTGGGCTGCTAGACGAGAACTGCGAGCCGCTTTTCGATTGCCCACCACCAATAGAATTCTCGGCGCCCGCCACCCGGGGCGCCCCGGTATCAGGCAGGTTCCTCCACAAAATAGCAGACGGCGCTAGTGGGGCAGTACACCCGTTAGCGGATGAACTGATCGCCGATTTCGGCGCAGCCCAAAACGGGCAGCTTATCGAGGCTGATGGGCCCACCCGCTATATCATGGTGGAGCGCCCAGGCTTCCGCAGGGTGTATCGGATCACCCACACCGTAGCCAGGGGCACCTTCCACACCCCAACCCTCGTGGAGATCAACGGCACTGACCTGCTCTCAATCCTGAACCGGCACGTGGCATGGTCAAACCCCCAAGCGCTTCGAACAGGCAGCTTCCAGACGTTTACCCGCGACTGGGTAGGCGACCCCACCAAGCTGGAGCTGTATAAAACACCCCGTGATTTGATGCACTACCCCATGGTCACCGCGGTTGACGGGGTAACCATGGAAGGCCCAGCTGAAACCGTGATCCGCAACGTCATCGCCAACTCCTTGGAGATCGGATTCAAGCTGTGGGGGAAGGGACAACGGATTGTGGTGTCGACGGCATCCTCCGGGCTGCCATCCCCACACCTGGCGTATACCGCTGACGACCAGCCCCTCTGGGATTCCATAGGCGCTCTAGCGCTCCAGGCCGGCATCACCGTCACCTGCGATTTGTGGTTCCCATCCGACCCCCAACCCATAGGGGTGAAACTCCTCACCCAACCCACCATGATCGTTCGCGTCACCCAAGGCTAGCAGTCGCAGATAGGAGGAGATCATGACTGAAAAAACCGACGTCATCCTCATTGCTGATGGTGGTGACCTTACCGTAGGCCGCCACATGCCCGCCTACACCTACGGCGCTTTCGACGTCACCATTCCCGCCGACAAACAACAAGAGCAACCTGCCGAGAGCCGGCTCCGCAACGGCTACATCTACCGCCCACCCAATGCCGGCGCTGGCGCTTTCGACGTGGGGTTTGTGCGTGCCGATGTCACCCTCAACATGAACGGCAAATCCTCCAACCTCGAAACCGCAGTAGACACAGCCCAAAAACGGGTCGACGGCAATCTATTCTTCGAACGCGACATCACCGGCCGCGGCCTCGGCGCCTACGAGCCCGGCGCGGATTTCCGGCTTGGGGATGTGGTTTTGGTGGAGATTTGGGGCAGGCGCATCAAGGTGCCGGTGACCGCTATCGACCTTATTGGCAATAGCCAGGAGGGGGCTAGGGGCTGGCGGGTTCATGTGGGTGGGCAGATGATTTCCGATGCTGAGGCCCTGAAAACCCACAACAATGCTATCTGGGAGCGTATAAATCAGGAGCGGGCAGAACGGCTGCGCACGGTCGGGGCGGTGCAGAAGACCGCCACCACGGCGGTAACCGCGGCTGGTGTGGCCGATGTGAAAGCCGCCACAGCAGATACCAAAGCCGATAACGCAGCGGTTGCTGCTGATGATGCTGATAGGAAAGCTAGGGAAGCTGACCGAAAAGCTATTGAGGCCCTGCAAACTACGATCACTGGCGTGCCTCGTATCCTCCATATCGACACCGGAGATATCAATCTTTTCACCGGATCTAGCGGAAAGATTAACTCTGGTACTGAATGGGGCACCTTGCGGTGGCTTGCGGCAGGCATTCGGCCTCGCAGTGGTGCTCGCTTTGAAGCCAAAGGCAATTGGGTTGGATCCATTCTCATGATCGCGGTATCCGACCAGGGTGCAACAGATGTGAGCTGCGCCAACATCACCGCTGGAAACCGATATCATGATTCGGCAACCGGTGGGCTTTTCCAAGCGTATAAATCGGCTACGGTTTTCATTCTTCCCAGCGCATAACAACACTAAGGAGTATTATCATGCCAACTATTACTGGTGATTTGAAGCTCGTAACTCAAATTCCCGCGGGTGCCACTCATTTGCATATCCATGCTCCCCAAACCCGGGTTACCGGCAGCACAGTGATCCTCACCGACCCCGATATCATTCAGGTAAAACCCGATGGCACCTTCACCACAACCATCGGACCAGGTGAGGCTATCTGCATCCCCGCCTACTCCGGCACCATGGGGCTCCCAATCCCCATCCTTGTGAAACCGGAAACCACAACCTTCGCCGAAGCCGTGCGAAACGCGGGAAATCTTACCGCCGACGAACGCGATTCCGTCATCGACATGTACCACGAAATCGTGGCATCTCAACAAGCCGCAGCAGCCGCCGCCAGCCGTGCCGGGGCGAAAGCCACCGAAGCCGCCACTCATGCTCAAGCGGCAGCGAAATCCGCCACCGAAGCAGCAGCAGCTATCCCCCCGGCAACCGCCACAACCCAAGGCAAAATCCGCTTAGCAGGAGACCTCACCGGCACCGCCGATAACCCTAAAATTATTACAGCGGGCAACTTGGCATGGAGCGTTAGCGCCGAGCCGGGCTCTGTTAAAGAGGGGGTCGTCAAGACCAAATCCGATGGCCAAATCCATATCCATCCCGGTTTAATCACCCAATCATGGCATGCGGTTAGCAAAGGCTATGTTGACGACCAGATAAGCACCAGGGCGCCAGTGGTCCATACCCACAATCTGAGTACTATCAATGGAGTGCCGGATAAGGCAACCCCAGTAGTCGATACTGAAGGTGTGACTACGATCATGACCAGGGACAACACTGGGCGCTCTGAAGTCGCTGATCCGATTGATCCGAAAGACATTGCGAATAAGCAATACGTTGATCGTGAGATGTCCAAATTGGCCTACATTACGGAAGCAGTCTCTCTGACTGGACACGTCACTGCCCGTAGGCTGGGGCGTTGGGTTTTTATCAATGTTCGAGACGCCCCAATAGGCAATAAAGGTAAACTGCCTGAAAAATTCCACCCCGTAGATGACATAGACTTCTTCCTCACCGTACCCAATCGCCGCGGATACCCTGGCTTCTGTAATATCCTCGCCAATGGCAGTGTCGAAATCGGCTTTTCAGGAGATACCAGCAGTTCCGATCGTGGATTCGGATGCGCTACCTACCTCGCAAAACTCTAGCCCAGACAGAAAGGCTCATTACTCATGTCATTGCAAGATCTTAAAACCAGCGCCCAATCCCTCACCATGGAGGAGTGGGTGGAGTTCCTCGGCTGGTGTGTGGCTGAGGAGCGGCCGCGCCGGGAGATGCTACAAGCCCAGGAAGAAGCACGCACCCGGCTTATCATGCACCTGCGTGAGCTAGGGGAAATCCCCGCCCCCGACGCACTGCGGGAACCACCCCGGCATGTGGAAGACGCCCCTGAGTGGCAGCACCCCAAAGACGAACCGCAAAACTGCTACGTTCAGGGCGATATCATCCAGTACGAGGGCAACCTCTACCGAAGCGTATACCCGCATCTGAACTGTTCGACCCCCGGCGCTGATGGTAAATGGTTACGCATTGAGCCTGCGCCGGAGCCTGCCACACCACCGGAAGAATCCCAATAAACAAACCCCCCATCAAACCCCGGAACGCCCCTGTTGCTTGGGCGCGCCGGGGTTTTCGCATGGGCGCAATCTAAATGAAGAAGGAGAAAGTAATATGACTGTGATGCCTGTTGAAGCGGGCTTTTACGTGACCAGCGGTTTCGGCCCGCGGGAGGGGGGTGAGTTCCACTACGGTACGGATTTCGGCCGTGATGGTGGTAGTGGTAACCACTTGGTTTTCGCTATCCGGCCGGGTACTGTGCAGTATGCTGGCCCCGCGTCGGGTTTCGGCGAGTGGGTGACGATTGACCATCCGGCTGATGTGGGCGGCGGCTATAGTGTGTACGGGCATGTGATCCCCGAGGTGGTGCCTGGCCAGTGGGTAGGGGAGGGGCAGCGGATTGCCCGCATCAACCCTAACCCCGCGACAAATGGGGGTTTTCCACCCCATTTGCATTTGGAGTTTCACCGATTTGTGTGGGCGCCGCCCGGCCCTGACCGTATCGACCCCATGAGTATCCTTGCGGGCGCCCCTTACCCGGATAGTGGGGCAGTGGCGGCGGCCGCGTCCTTTGGTGATCCGCTGTTTGGCGTGGACGTGAGCGAACATCAGGATGGCATGAGCCTCCAGCAAGCAGCCCGTGAAGGTATTAGCTTCGCTATTATCCGCACCACGGATGGTACTTACCGGGATCGCTGCTACCGCAGCCACCTTGAGGATGCTGAAGCCGCAGGTATGCTCACCGCCGCCTACCACTACCTGCGGAACCCTTCCGAGGGCACCAGTATCCAGGAACAGGTGAACGCTTCACTAGTGGTGATGGGGGACGCCATCCGGCCGATGTGGCTTGACGTTGAGACCGAGGCAGGGCTCTCGGTGGAGCACATCCGCACCGCTAAACAGTGCTTTGAGGCTGCTGGGGTGCGGGTGTGCGGCGTGTACTCCTACGTGCCCTACTGGGAGCGCAGGATCACAGGCGGTGAGCCGGGCAGCGACGAATTCGGGGCTCTCTGGGTGGCGGCCTACGGGCAAAACCGTCAGGGTGACCCCAGCCTCATCTACCCCGGTAACGCGCACCCACAGTGGGACTATCCGCTGGGCAACCAAAAGCCCCGGATTTGGCAATACGGATCCAACGCTTTAGTGGCGGGCTTCGCTGTGGATATTAATGCCTTCCGCGGCACCCGCGATGAATTGCGCACAATTTTCTACGGGGGCGCTACGCCCCCAAACCAACCAACCAAGGAGGATTTTCTCATGGCACTAACCGACGCTGAACAGCGCGAGCTCCTGCATCTCACCCGAGACATCGCAACCCAACTCCAAGGCCCCCGGCAGGAAGACCTACCCGACGGACAGAAAAACCCGGCAGGTGGCCGCGGCTGGCCACAACTCGGAGCCACCCCCACCGGTCAATATCACACCCTGGTTGACGGGCTCAGCGAAACCCAAGCCGATGTGAAAGCCCTACTCGCCTGGGCCGCTGCTCAAAGCGGCACCACCATCGAGGCCATCAAAAACCACTACGCAACCACACAGGAAGGAAAATAATCATGTGGACTAAAATATTCTGGATCGACGCAGCAGACCGCGCCCTCCGCACCTTCGCCCAAGCCTTGCTCGCAACCATTACTGTTGGAGACGCTATCTACCACGTGGACTGGACAGCAGGCCTGGGCATCGCAGCTACCGCCGCAATCGCATCTCTGCTCACCTCCGTTGCCACATCGAAAGTCGGTGATGCCGGCACTGCCGCCATCATCACCCCAAACGCTCATACCAGCGGTGACCATGCAGCATGATTGACAACATCACCACCCTCATGAATGCGGTAGATGCGCTCATCCGCAGCCTTGACCCAGTGCTAGTAGCCGCAGTCATCGACGCGGCATCAGCATTATCCGCCTAAACAGATCGGAGGAAAACATGGGGCCCATGGACTTCATCAAAACCATATCTACCGTGGCCCCCACCAATCAGGGCTTCTGGGAAGCACTGTGGGGCTGGATCAGCCCCACAGAAGCCGTCACCCTGGCCATTATCGGCGCCGCCGGAACCTGGTACAAAATCTTTACCGACCGCAAAATGGCCGAACTACGGGCCGAGGTCGACTGGGCTAAGGCCGACGCCGAGAAAGATGCTGCCAAAGCCGCCGCCCTAGAGCGTAAAGCTGAGGCTATAGATAAAGCATCACAAGAGCTGAGGGAATGGCTTACCACCCGGGTGTCAGTGCTGGAAGCCAAGGTGGAAGAAATGCAGCACGAACGGGAGGCCTATCTTCGAGTAGCAGCCGCCTTCTTCGACGTTCTCGATGACTATCCTGACCCGCCCGGCCCGCCCAGAATATCCGCCCACGTTGCCAGCTACATCGGCTGGACAAACACCGACCTCAAACCCCAGTCTCCCAATACTTAAACCCCCAACCCCCGCCCGGCGCGCCACCCAGCCCGGGCGGGGGTCTTTCCGCATTTATGCCCTTCCGCTATGGAACCCATGTTCGATTATGTGCCCGAAATGCCCCACTATTTTTCGCTCGAACGCCTATTCGCCCCAGGCGCCCAGAGCATCAGCCCTTCCTGCTTCTCCCGACTTTGGGCATCGCACGATCCCACGACAATCCCACGACACAAAGAACTAAAACAAACTAAAACAAACTAAAACTTGTGACTTACCGCCTCAATAAAAACACCCACCAACCAGGTAAAACACCAGCCGGCAGGTGGGGCAATTTCGTGCCTCCAGCAGGATTCGAACCCGCGACCAACCGGGTAGAAACCGGTAGCTCTATCCACTGAGCTATGGAGGCGTAAGACAATCCCACGACGCCTGCAAAACCCCATCCATAGCGCGCGCAACCTCATCCAAATCACCGTCAAAAAGATCCGCATAAACATCCAACGTCATCGCCGCCGACGCATGCCCCAACTGGCGCTGCACCACCTTCACACTCGCCCCAGACGCCACCATCAACCCCGCAGCCACATGCCGCAAACCATGTGGCGTCACCCACGGAAAATCCGCATCAGCACCCATAGCACGCTGCACCGCCCCATAAAACCACCCATCATAACCAGGCACCCGCATAAACCCACCATCCGACTCCCTAGGCCACAACAGCGCATCCCTAGCCTTCCCCTCCATCAACGGCACCAGCATCTGCATCACCCTGCGCGGCACCGCCACCGTCCGCCGCTCATGATTCTTCGGCGTCCCCACATGCACCTCATACCCCACAGTCACCGCATTACGAGTAATACTAAGCCGGCCCCTCGCCTCATTCACATCACACACCCGAAGCGCCACCGCCTCACCCCACCGCAAACCCGTCGTCGCCAACACCCACACCAGCTCCTGGTAGCGGCTACACTGATCCACTAAAAACTGCACCTGGCTCGCCGTCAAATACACCTTCTTCGACTTAGCACGCCGCGGCAACCGCACACCCCGCGCCGGGTTCGCTCTCAGCAACCCGTCCAGCACCGCTAAATCCAACACCTGGGCCAGGCAGGCGTGGGCGTGCCGCACCGTCGCAGCCGCACGATCAATGCCCGCCACCCATTCCTGAACATCACTCGGCCTCACCCCCATAATCGACACCTCACCCCACCTGGGCCGCACATGCACCCGCCATGACTGCTCAGTCGTCCGCATAGTTGACGGCTTCAGGTGGGTTTGCATAGCAAGCCACCGATCCCCAAGCTCCCCCACCGTGATAGCTGTTTTCTTCGGCGCCACCCACTGCCCAGCATGAATATCCGTAGCGTTCTTAGCCGACCAAGCCTCCGCCTCCGCCTTAGTGCGGAACCCCTGCTTCGTGCGCCCCCGACCATCAGGCGACCGGTACTGAACCCGCCACGCATACCCCCTCGCTGTTTTGTATTTACGAATCGACGCCATTCTTTGTTCCCCTTTTGCTCCTTGTTCCTGAAAACGGCCCCCACCAAATCAGCAAGGGCCGCAAAAATTTACAGGCCAATTACCGGCCCAACATTGTCCACACTAGTGTCCACCAATCACTACAGGTCAACCCATAAAAACAGGAATAATCCGCCACATTAATGTCCGCCATCTTGTCCATTTAATACTCACTTAACGTCGCGTCCACCATCGCATTATCCTTATCAATAGGGGTCACTGTGCAAGTCCAATTCGTCCGCAACGTTGCGCCGAAAGCATTCTGGGCATCCACATGCCCGTGAATCATCCAATCCTTATGGTCAGCGCTCTGCACCGCAATGAAATCGAAAAGCCCCTCAAACTTCGCAGTAGACGGCGATTTTAACTGCTGCTTAATCCGATCATGACACAAATAACGAGCCCGGTTATCACTCCACCCCATGATCCGATCAGCATTATAAGGCTCACTACTCGGACTACTGTGTTCCGGCGAAAGCGTCGAAATAACATTACTATACGACGTTGGATAGGCAATAGCCTTCTTACCAATCCCCAGTGTCTGTCCCCAACTGCCTTGGCCCCAAAGTGCAAGCCCACATAAAACAACACCAATAATGATTGCTAAATTACGCAGTGTAGAACCATTAATACCATCATTATCCTTGGTTGTATTACCGCCCTTAACACTTTCCGCACCAGCAGTTGGCTTCACCACTGCCGTATGCGCTACCGTGCCGGACGGTACCTTAGCCGGTTGAATCTTGCTTAGTGCTGCTGGTCGGGCATACGCAGAAGGAGCAGGCTTCGATGGCTTCGGCGGGGTAATGACTTTACCTTTCCTGTCCCCCTGATAAGCGTTAGGCACGCTATACGAAGACGCTTTAGGCACTAACTGTACGTTAGGCGGAATCGCCGTGTCAGTAGCAAGAAGATACAAGTGCAAGTTAATGAACCCATACTCATCACGCCTATATCTACCTTGAACAATGGCCGTTTTCCCACTAGCCGCAATCCGATTAATAAACGGCAAATACGTTGCCGTACGACTTCGAGAAATATATCCAACGGTTTGCCCTCCGTACCGGATGCTAATGGCATTAGGATCATACGGATTATCCGGCTCCGGTACCACCTCGAACAACGTAGCGGTCTCAGGAACCCGAATATTTTCATAAAACTCGGTTCCAACAGCTTTCACAGTCGGACGCTGCGAAGCCTGAAGAAGTATGGGCTCCATGGTCGCTAGCTCACACCCACCTTCGCGGCTAGGGTTTCAATGCTTTGCGTGATACTCACAGGGTGTCCTTTGCAAATAGTGGAGATCAATGCTTGGGATAAGAGTCAGGGTCAGCTGAGGCTGAGGCCGCATGCGCTCACATGCCGGGTACGACCTACGCGGTAAAGGCGCTCCCAGGTGCGCAGCAGGTGCACGGTCACACCCAACTCTGCGGCCATGGCCACGGGCTCGGAATCGCATTCCCACGCGGCTTCTTCTACCAGGCCATCATCTAGCAGCTGGTTAGCGGCCCATTCGTCGGCTTCGCGTTCATTATCTGGTGTGGAGCAGTCATGATTGTGATACGCATGCCCTAACTCGTGGGCAACAGCGCACACCCGGGTCACCGGGTCCAACCCATGCCGGGCATAGATCGTGCGAGTCAGGGGATGCCAGCACGCATTCATGCGTGGGGTAAGCGCCCCCGTCTCGACAAGACGAACATCAAACTGATGCAATAAATGTTCCAGCCGTTGTTCAGCATCATTCATGATTGGCTCCTCAAACTGATAACTGACTTAAACAATTATGAAACAAAACCATGCCAGAAGCAATAAATTTCGGCGAAAAAATATGTGTAATAAATCTCAAAACCCTGATAAGCTTTGCACGCAAAGAGCAACTCCCTCCATTGGCTGGGGTTGCTGGGGTTCAACTCTGAAAACCTCTGATACGCTTGCCCGAACGTACCAGGTGAGCGTTATCCCGCTGGGGTTCAACTCTGAAAACCTCTGATACGCTTGTTACAGCCCTGAAAACAGGGTTTAAGCAGGCAGTATCGGGGGTTTTCGCTTTGAAAAAAATTGCAGCCCCATCCTGAAAACTTCTTTTATGTGAAATGCTCCTCGATAGGTGGTGTCGCCTCCTGCGCAGCTACCCGCTCCACTCCTGCGTTAATCCGGGCGACGATGGCATCATCAAAATCATCAGCAGCGTCAATCGGAGTTTTGCATGGGTCGCTGTGAATGTCGATTGGTTTATCTTCTTCCAGCAGCCTTAGCCGCAGTAGAAGCTCTTCGGTTAGCTCGGCGTCGGTGGCTTCCTTAAGCGTTGTCCCGCCTGTATCAACTTCTCGAAGATCAGCTTCTTCCTCGGTTAGGAAGCCTGCTGCTACTAGAGCTTCTAAAACATTTCGGTTGTAGTTGCGGGCGAATTTCACGACAAGATTAGGGTCAGGCCGCGCACCGTTTTTCCACCTAGTAAAGGCTGACTTGTCGACGCCTACCCTTTTGGCGGCTGAGCTGTATGTGTCTTTCCTGATTGTTTTTGTGACATACTGCCACCATTTTGTCCCGCTTGCCATAAGGAAAATGGTAGTTATATGACTATGGGGCCGGCAATATGGGATTAAGTGGTTACGTCGCCATCAATTGTCAGGGTTAGCTGCCCTCGGCCGTAAGCGCCGAGTTCTATTTTTGCTTGAGGGGTAAGTATGTTCTCTGCAAGCTTGTAAATCAATTGTTCCGAGGTTGCCGTTTTCAGTAAAAGATCATCCTCAGTACCTAAGTAATCAGAAACTTCCGCATGCGTAAGTCTTCCAAGCTCGATAAGAGCATGAATAGGAGAAAGGTTTAACTTTCTCGACACTAATATCAACTCATCTGCCGATAAGCCTTCGCTGAGTCGTTTCGTAGCGGTCCTGCGAGAAACGCCTAAAAGATCGGCGAATTCGGTAGTGGATATTTTCCGTCGAATCATTGAGCTGAACCATTCTTTTTCGCCAGTCATACCCTTAGCCTAGTGGGTAATGTTCCCCATCAAGGCACAACCTACTGTTCTTTTCCATTTACAAAATTGACTTTAACATCCTCACGGGCCAGTCTTTGGGAAAGTTCTACGTGAAATGCTCTTCGATGGGGGGAGTTGCCTTCTGCGCAGCCACCCGCTCCACACCCGCATTAATCTGGGCAATAATCGCATCATCATCAAAAACATCAGCAGCAGGTTTGCGCTGGGCGCTTCGGATACCAACAGGCTTGTTTTCGGAGGGGATGTGCCTTACCGTCTGCTCCAATATTTTAGATTCAGGAACAATTCGGCGCGCCAGCTCCAGCACTAGGGCGGCATCATCGGCGGTCTCCAGGAGCTGCCCCTCCGAATCCAGATACTCAAGCACGTCTTCATGCTTGATCCTGCCTAATTCAACCAGCGCCAAGGTTTGATTAATGCCTAGCTCATCGCATAGCCGTATCAAATCATCTGACGGCAGCCCTTCATTCAAACGCTTGTTGGCGGTTTTACGTGTAACTCCAAGGATCGACGCGATTTCCTGATCCGTTATCCGCCTGTGTGCTGATTCGCTCAACCATCGCTTGATCTCCATACAAATATGCTATCACTCTGGGTAATATTTTACTCAGTGGGCGTGCTGGGGGCTGGGGATTTAGTTATTTGCCGTATTTGCATGAGTAATATACGTTGCTTCCCAATGAGTGATTGTGTAAATTCGGTTACATATCAACGCGAAGAAAGCTAAAGAGAGAATGTATTTACTCAATTTGAATGAGGTTGATCGAGTTAAAAGAATGCATCAAATAGCCTCAAATACTGCATTAGCAGAAAAGACGCAAATTAGTAGAAAAACCTGGTCAAGCGCCCTGAACACCCGGAAACCCACTATCACGGTTTTGGACGCTCTTGCTGATTTGGGTGCCCGGCCTGACAAAATCCTTGTTTTGGATGGGGCCTGAGATGCTACCTGTTTTTGTTGCGCAGTCTCTTCTCGATTATGTGGCTTCGAGGCACACCAAGTGGGGTCTGCCACTGGATATGGAATACGATTTTCCGAGTTTGACGGCCCCCGAGAACGATAGCCTGGCTGCTGATAGCAGGCTTACTGACATGGCGTGCGACTGTTTGATTCAGGCCTTCCATCAGGTTGAGGTGCAGCTGGCCGAATCCGGGCAAACGCTCGGCTTCAACAGCCCCAACGGGGTGGCCTTCGCACTCGGCGATAACGGCGAGGTGCATTGCGTCGTGGGGACTGTCATTCGTGATAGTAGCGACCCCGACCCCAGTCTTATTGCTGAGCTCGATTCCCCATTCGTAGATCAGATTATCAGTGCTAGCTTGCAACGCCCTACCGCTGATGCTGTTCGCATCCTCTGCTATCTCATTGGCGTGTTCTGCAGCAAGGTTAGCCCTTTCGGCAGCATCCAAGCTTTCTCTAGCGGTTTCGTTCGCAATTTCAGCAAGACGGTTAGCGCGCTTCGCATCGTAATGGCTCACCACAGCAACACCCAGGCTGACCACGCTGATAGTAGTAGCCGTGATGAGGGAAACCAAGGGGATATCCACACTCCAAGTATAAGTGCCAGCGCCCCGTCGTAAAGCCCAGTAAAAAGCAAAAACCCCGCTTCACAGCGGGGCGGAACAAGAAACGATAGAGAAAGTGTAACACGAATGCATTATTTATTCAAAGTGAAAGTGCCCGGCACCCCGAACACGGTCGATGCGACCCTGATTGATGGGCAAATTTGGATCACACTGTCGTCAGTGTGTAACAGCCTGGGCATCCATCAGCCCACGCAGCAGGACCGCCTAAAACTCACATGCTGGGCGAAAATCGAACGGATCCCCCTGGTGACTGAACGCGGGCGGGAACAAACCATGTACGTGATCGACCGCCGCACACTAACCATGTGGCTGGCCACGCTAGGCGTCTACCGCAACAAAGCCACCCGGAAAACCCTAGAAGCCTACCAAATGAACATCGACGACGTGCTAGACCGGCTCCAACAAGGCCTACGTGGGGAGAAAAACTACCCCACCGCACCACTAGCAGAGAAAGCGCAGTGAGCATGAGCCGCTGTAAAACCCCCGCATCTAAACGCCGCCGCCCGCGCCGGGAGGGGGAGTGGTTGACACTGCCGGAGGCCGCCGCATATACGAAGATCCACCGTCAAACGTTGCGGGTGCTGTTGTTGAGTGGGGAGATCCCCTACAGCCGGAAAACCGCCAGGCCTCGGTCCCCTTACTTGGTTGAGCGTAGGCATTTGGATAGTTATCTTGCCCGGGTGAGTGATGATTGCCGGGCTGCCGCTGCTGGGGGAGGTGCCTAATGGGTGAACGTGGAAATGCCCCGTTGCTGATTGATTTCTACAGCAGTGGCGAGCTAGATGCGGTCATGACCACGCTACAGATAGTTCAGGAATACGGCACCGCGGTTATCGGCGATATGGACGAGGCAGTCGAAATCGCACTCCAGCAAGCTCGCGGTTTCATGCGTGAGCGCTCCTAAAACCTCTAATCAGAAAGGAAACAAAGAATGTCTGCTACCCCGTATAGCGCTGACCCGTACTACGACCCATATGAAGAGCTGGACCGCAGGTTTGACTACCGGGTTTTGGATGATGAAACCCGGGCGCTGCGGATCGCTGTGGGCCGACAATTTAAGAATTTCGCCCGGAACCTGGAGGCGATGCTTGATGACAGCAGGGAGAAAAACCTGGCCTTAGAGCGGCTGGAGGAGGCGATGATGTGGGCAAACGCCTCGCTGGCCCGCGGCGCTGAGACCAGCTAGCGGGATAAATAAGGATAGCCCTGGTCTGGTAGGCCGCCCCAAAGGGTGTGGGGGTTCGATTCCCCCGGAGGGTGCTAGGCCCCAGCGTGGGGCGTGTTGCATAGCGAACTCGATAGTGGAAACACCCAATTGCCCTTTCCTCGTGCGGGGAGGGCATCTAACCAGGGGCCTGATGTTTGGGCTCCTGTCAGGTTCATGCTCCGGTGAGGTAAAACCAGACACTTGCTTTGTTGGTTTCGTGTTTGGTCAAGCTGATTGTCTGGTTTTACGCGGGTTCAACTCCCGCCATGAGCGCTACCCGCCTAACTAGCCGGGCGGGAACTGGCGCCCCGTGGTCTTCCTCAGCCATGGGGCGCCCCAAAAACACAGAAATAAGGAGTAGCCAATGACGGGACTTAACTACTTAGAAGAGGATGCCGCCCTGATCGTGGAGAACCTGCCGGAAGGGTTCGAAGCAACCGCGGAAACGGCGTCACTTTTCCTGATCTACGCGGTGCTGATGCGTGCTAAAGGCGTCTACACGACGCTGGAAGACGTGCACGATGCGTGGGCTGCGTGGCGCAGCACCACCAACCCAAACCATAGCGATTTAGTGCCCTTCGGCCAGCTAGACGCAGAAACCCGGTCGTTGGATCGCCCGTTCCTCTACGCAATCCATGCGGCAGCCCACATCCGAAACAACCAAACCGAAAAGGAGTCATAATGAATCCCGTACTCGTCATCTCGATAGTGGCAATCGCTATCTCTCTCACCGCCCTGGGCGTTTCTCTCAGCGCCCATATCGCCGCCCGCGACTGCCGCAGGGTGACCGTGATGTTCATGACCACGGTTATGGAATACCTGGATGGGGATAGCCAGGTAGGGGTTTGCGTGAAGAAAATCACTGGTGCCGCTGCTGCTGGTGGTGATAAAAAGCCAAATGATCGGGTGGTAAAGCGCATTCGAGATGACCACAACCGCTAACCCGCAACAGCAGCCGCTTACTCCCGACGGTATTCTTACTGCCCCATGCCATCAGGTTGCCCTCCCGTTTTGGGATGGGCGCTTGTATATGGAGAAGGAAGAAATGATGCTGGCCCGCCACGAGCAGGCAAAGTATCTTTGCCGCCAATGCCCGCTGCTTGAGGCGTGTGGCCGCTATCTGGAGCGCATGGAAGACCAAAGAATGCCCGTCGATGGGGTAGTGGCTGGCCGCTATTACACGCCGAAAAAACGCCGGCGGCGTAAAGCGAAAACCCGGGAAACTCCTAGTTAGCCTGCGTTTTTTAAAGCGGAAACCCCCGATATTGCTTGCTCAGGCCTTGCATTTGGGCCCGTGGCAAGCATATCAGGAGTTTTTCGAGTTGAACCCCAGCTGATTGAAACGCCAAGGGCGGTGAGAGACAAGCATATCAGGGGGCTGCCCCGCGAATAACAAAGTAAAGTAAGGAACCCATATAGTATGGATAACAAAATCACACTATTCACATTCAACGATATCGAGGTGCGAGTCGTCACCCGTGGCGGTGCCCTTTGGTGGGTTGCCGCCGATGTAGCGAAAGCCCTGGGATATCGAACCACTGGTGAGGTTACGAGGTTCGTGCGTGACCATCAAAAGGGTATCGAGATTCTCGATACCCTTGGTGGTAGCCAAAAATTCGCTGTCATTAGTGAACCCGGCTTGTATCTGGCAATTCTAAAATCTCATGCTGCCTTGGCCGAGAGGTTCCAGGATTGGGTGACGGAAGAGGTCTTGCCTGCGATTCGGTCGCATGGCGGTTATCTCACCCCGGAAGCGACAGCCCAGGCGTTGTCTGACCCGGATTTTATTATCCGCCTGGCTACGCAGTTGAAGGAGGAGCGGGCTCAGCGTTTGGCATTGGAAACCCGGGTGGAAGAGGCTGCGCCCAAGGTGCTTTTTGCTGATGCTGTGAGCGCATCAACCACCTCGATCCTGGTGGGTGACCTAGCGAAGATCCTCAAAGGCAACTGTATTGATATTGGCGCTAACCGGCTCTTCACCTGGCTACGAGCCCATGGGTTCCTCACCTCCCGCCGTGGCGCTGATTGGAACAGCCCTACGCAGAAAGCCATGGAATTAGGTCTCTTCGAGATCAAAGAAACCGTCATCACCCACGCTGATGGGCATATCACGGTCAACAAAACGCCGAAAGTCACGGGTAAAGGCCAGCAGTATTTCATTAGCCGTTTCCTTGATGGGCGGTTCGATATCAACGACACCGGTGTCACAGTGACGAAACAAGGAGCATAAAGGAATGACCACGAATACCCCCACTTACGAATCCCGCCTAGCGCTACGATCCCTCCGCAGGCACGCCGCAGGTAAAAAGACCGGGCGGGCTGGGGTACGGGCCATGGAAGCCCTCGGGTACGTCACCGAGGACGGCACTATCACCCCGGCCGGCAACCAAGCCCTACACGGTGAAAAATAGGCGGCCACCACGACTATAACACCGGATTCCACTGGAAATGGGACAAAGAAGAAGGAACAACGAAATGACGGATCACCCCTCAATCCAGCAAATGCTAGACAGCCTGATGTATCTCCGGGAGGAAACAACCCTCCTGGATGAGAAGGATGAAAAACACCTACAGGTGGTGTCCCGCTGGATAAATTTCCTGCTAGACGACACCGACTACCAAGAGATGCTAAACCAGCCTGAATTCCGAGATAAACCCGACGACTATGGGGTGCTGGTGGAATTCCTCCCCGACCTGCCAGGGATCGGAGAAGGATCAAAATACATTATCGAGATCAGCCATCAAGGACCCGATGATATCACCATCACCATTAGTGATGACTGTAAGTACGACGCCTGCAAGATCACGCAGAAAAACCTCTACCAGCTAGCCCGAATGGCGCTAGTCATCCTCCTACAGACGGAAAACCTTAAAACCAGAGAACGGAACAAAAATGAACACCCCGGCAAATAGCCTAGCGCCGATGCTGGAGGCCATCGGCCGGCTCAAAAAATACGCCCCCGCAGAGCCCTTGGACCGCCAAGACATCAACACGATCATTGATACAATCGAGGCTCTGACCGACAGCCCAACCTACCAGCCAACAGACAGCGTAGGATACGGCAGGATCGACGACGAAGGCTACAGGGACGGACTCTTAGTGCTGCAAAACGGCGCGCTACAAGGATTCGTGATGGTTGACCACTGCGGCCCTGACCACATCATCCTGAGGACGGAAACTAAGCGGGACGCCCACCACATCACCCGGGATCAGCTCTACCGGCTAGCCGCCGGTATCCTCACGGTACTAGCACACGTCGATTATCCCGACCAAAAATAAGTAGAACAAACTTTCCAATTATTGGATTGCTAGTCGGTTATCCGCCATGATTCCGCCACACTCCCGAAGCTGCTCTCGTGCCTCTAAAAGTAGCTTCGGTGGCACCCCTGCGCGCTCGGCTTCGGTAATCGCCCGGCTTAGTGCTTCGCTGGCGTTTAGGGCTTCGTTGGCGGCTGCTATGAGCTTCTCGGTGGTGTCGGTAAGTTCCGATAGCTTATCCGTAACTCCTGCCAGGCTTTCGCTAGCGCTGGGGTCAATAGTGAAAGCTTCCACTGGAACGCCTAGCACTTCGGCTAGGGCGGTAGCTTCCCAGATTCGCGGTATGCGCTCCCCGGATTCGATACGCCGGAGATTGGTCATGTGCATTGTATGGCCGGCTCCTTCTAGCTGACGGCCTAGCTCCGCTAATGACCATCCGGCCCTCTTCCGGTAGTAGATGAGATTCTGACCAAAAATGCTACTTTTATCCACCATTTAACCCTATCATGAGCACAATGTGTGTTGACATAAGGGGCGGCATTACTTAATATTTGCCCTATACATGTTTAAACACATATCGTGCTTGAAATTCCCCATATCCCCACAGAAAAAATCACAAATAGAACATTTATCACCGTTGTTAGCAAAAGCTAGCAAGCTGCCACCACCTAAAGGAGACCCATTATGGCGACGAAAACCGCCACCGCCCCCAAAGATGACCGTCTGTTTATCCGTATCACTCTCGATTTCTTCGATAGCGAGAAGGTGTTTCCACTATCACCGGGCGCCAAGTTGGCCTTCATCGAGATGATTGCTTGGTCGGCTCGCCAGCACACTGATGGGCGAATTAGGAAGCGGCTAGCGCTTGCTAGGTGGACGCCAGGAATCGTCGAAGAGCTCCTAGACAGCGATCCCGAACGCCCCCTACTGGTCGAGGGCGAAAACGACTATTTCATCCATGACTATGCGGAGCATCAGCAAACCACCGCCGATATCGAGGCGGTGCGTGAAGCCCGGCGCGCAGCTGGCCGTAAAGGTGGGCTTGCTAAAGCCGCAGCTCAAAAGGGTGTTTCTAGCAAAAAGGTAGCAAAAGCTAGCAAGCCGCTAGCAAAACCTGCCGAGAAAGAGAATGAGAAAGAGAACTATAAAAAGAAAGGGGAAAGAAAAACCCGCACCACGGTAGCAGCCCCTGTTGCGCTTTGCCCCGTGCCCGACGCCCCCTCCCCCTCTCCTCAAATCGAAATTGGATTAGCCCCCGATGGGGTGGCGCCTGCTACCGCAGCCGATCACCCCGCCGGACCGGAGCCCCAAGGGGAGCCGGTGGGCGCCCCGCGGCCTGTGGCGGTTGATCCCCAGCCTGCGGTAGAGCCCGCGCCTGCCCCGGTTCTTGAGGATCCGTGGGCTGGGCTACCTGACCTCGCCGATCACCAGACCGCCCAGGCGTCCGACACGGATTGTGCTGATAGCCGGATGCCGTCCTGCCTCAACCCCACCGGTGAGAAAACCATGACCGCGAAGGATCAGGCCGTGGTGGCTGCCGTTCGGGCGTACCAGGTGATCGGCACCCCTGCGGAGTGGTCGAGCCCTGACGATCCGCGGTGCCGGAAACACGCCTACCTGCCGCGGGAAGAAGTACCCCCCTGCCGTAACTGTATGCGGGCCCGGCAGTGGTTCGACCAGCGCGCCGTGGCGGAAAAGCAGGCACATCTAGCAGCTATCCACGCCTGCCCTCTGTGCGATGAACGAGGCTTCGTGGAAGTCAAGAGCGCCACGGGCAAAACGGTGGTGGCGCACTGTGACCACACTGGCGAGCTGCCGAAACCGAAAGCAGAGACCCAGCCACGACTCACTGGCCGGGGCATGCCCGCACACTTACGCGAGAAGCTGGACAGCATCCTGGGGCGCCAAACTGCCCAAGAAACCGCCCCAGAAGCCCCCCAGAAGCCCGAAACCCGGGGCGCCCACACCGATACCCTAAACCATGATCCAAACCCGGCAGAAGAGCGTTCAGGCGAACTCGTAGCAGTGGGGGCGGCGTCATGAGCCGCGACCCGTTCTTCGACGCCATTCGGGAGCGGCTTTTACCGGACGCCACCGACACCGAAATCGAAAGTCTGTTTGGCCAGTATTTGGGTGCCCAGCCCGAGCCGGTATTCATCGCCCACATCGCTGGTGACCCCAAACCCCAAGGATCCAAGCGCTACGTGGGTGGCGGGCGTGTCATCGAAGACAACCCCGGCACCCGGGCGTGCCGGCTACACCAGAGAAGGGAAGCTCATTAAATGATCCTCGACGTCACCTGCGGCGCCCGACTCATATGGCACAACAAACACCACCCCGGCGTGATCTACGCCGACCAGCGAGCAACCCACCACCAACTATCAGACGGCCGCCAAATCACCATCAGCCCAAACATCCAGTGCGACTACCGCGCCCTACCCTTCCGCGACAACACATTCCACCTCATCAACCTAGACCCACCCCACCTCCAGCGCGCCGGGGCGACTGGGTGGATGTGCCAGAAGTATGGGGTTCTCATGACCACGTGGCGGGAAGACCTGCGCCAGTGCTTCGTTGAGTGTTTCCGGGTGCTTGCCCCGGGTGGCACGCTCACTCTCAAATGGAATCGCATCCACATCCCGCTACGGGAGGTACTGGCACTATCCCCATACCCGCCCCTGTATGGCACCCGCCACGGCAAAAACAATATGACGTCCTTCACGGTTTTCCATAAACCAATGGAAGCAGGAGTGCCGCTATGACTCCTAATTTCCAAGAGTTTTTCAGAGTTGAACCCCAGCTCTGGCAGACCGTGCTTGCTACTGCCTACCAGGAGTACACCGCAGCGGTAATGACACACTCGACAATTACCCGCTCTACGCAGACCAAGAAAAATAATCCCCGCCATAAAATGGGCCCAGATGACCTTAAGGAGTTATTATGAGCCTATCCGACCTTTACCCACCCATCCCAACGGAGCTAGACCCCTACCTAGGGCTGACCATCGACGCGGTGCCAGACAACCTGAAGGAGCACTTAAAAGGGCAGCCGTTTATAGAGATATCATCTGGTAAGCCTGTTGTGCTGCTAGCCGATATCCAACCATCAAGGCAACGCTACCCTGTACTTGACCTGCAGATCGACTGTATCCGCTATGTAAACATTGCGGATTTGGCGCTCGCCCTAGATGATGAACTCCCAACCTATTTAACCTGTGAATCGCTCTATCTAATCCAGAACCCGGGCAAATACATCGACGTCGAGGATGGTAAGCACCACATCGTAGACACGATGGGGTGGCGCCTGCACCGCATCCCCCAGGAGGTTTGGCCCCACCTGAAGCTAATGGACCAGTGGCTTCTTGACCTGGACCGTCACCGAGAAGTATTGCTCGAAAGCTATGTTGGGGGCGACTGCCAGGTAAAAGACCCCAACCTCGTGCCGTTTCCAGGGAGCCACTGGTGGGCCCCCGCCAGGCGGCTAAAAGTTATTGATCGGTTTGCTAATTTCTAGCCGCACCATGCTGTTTCTCACTATCGTATGATGTGGTAAAGAACACATTCGCATCGCCCTTAAAACCGGTACCCCCACTTGAAGAATACAGTGTGACGCTGTATAATAAAGGGTGTAAGCCAAACGGTTTACAGAAAACTCAATAGTGGAGGGGAGGTGAACCCGAATGATCGAAAAGATCAGCTTGGCTCTCACGGCGATTACCACCGGTATCTCCGCCCTGATGTACCTGCACACCAGGCCACCAGGCGGCAAGCACCGGAAGCGGAAACGCTACCGACGCGGTAAGCGCCAACGGTAACCCCCGGGTGAGCTAAAACCTACTTAGCTCACCCGGGGGACACCCCACCACCCTACCACGCGAACCCCCTAGAAAGGAGGAACACCCATGAAAGCACGACCCATGTATGTTGCAGCGGTCGCTACGTACATTGCAGCGGTTGCAACCACCCTGTGCAGCAAGAACGTGCCTATCGTCACGCCTGTGATGCTTACCATCACCACCGTGATACTCGGGTACATCACCTGCACCGGTCGCTGGCGCCGCTAACCAGCAACCCCACCAGCTTCGGCTAGTGGGGTTTTCAAGTTGACCCCCAGCTTCCATTAATCCTCCACGAAAGGTTCCACGATGATTGATATCACCCTCGCTAAAAATATCCCGCACCGAATAACCATCACCGATGCCGGAATAGAATACTGGACCGTCACAGCTATCACCCAGCATATCGGTGTCACTAAATCCACCTTCGCTAGCTACGTTGCCCGTGGCCAAGCCCCACAACCCGCATTCCAGCTAGAACGCACCCGCCTATGGGACGCCGCCGAAATCAAACGATGGCACGCCTCACGCCCCACAAAGTAACCACACCCCCGCCCTTCGCCTCCCAGGGTGCGGTGAATGCCACTAGTGACCGAGCCCCAGCTTTACCATTAGCCCACGCATACCAGCTGGGGAACGGGAGGAAACCATGGGCGCCACCACTACCACCACCGAGACAGGACTACGCGCCACGCTACGGGGCCTACAGGGCCTCTGGATAGAACTAGAGTCTGCCAAGTACCCCACCCCCACCCGTATAACGAACCCCCAGGGGGGTAAGAAACCCGGGGCCCACCCCACTACACCAGGCGGGGCCGCCACCACCCTAGACATCGACCTCACCCTTAACCTCTTCGAGGTCGCCCGAGACATCGCCAACCATATCCAGCCAAGCCGTATCCTCACCTGCGACGCCCACCAACTCCTAGGCTTCCTCACCTTCAATGCTGGACTCATCGCCGACCTAGATTTCGCCCCCGACATCCACGCCGAACTCCGCTACCTGGAGTCCAGACTCCTGGATTTCCTCCGCGCCGGGCAGCCCGTGGTGTGTGACGTCGGTGAGCCGTGGTTGACATGGCGCACTATCATCCATGCTGCCCATGCTGAAGGGTATACGGTTAGCCGTGCGCTGCTACGCAAGTGGGCCGAGCGCGGACACGTTGATACTCGCTTAAGCGCTGATCGTATCGCATGCTATCGACTCGGTGAGGTGCTAGGTCGCCTGAAAAATATGCCTTTGCCTGCTGTCACAGCAGATGATATAATCGACGCGACGACGCAGCCTGCAGAAAAACCAGTGGAGGGTTTAGGGCTTGCGTCGCCCCGGGGCGTTTTGATGGCTCCTCACCCCGGATAGCTCGTGGGGCAGGGGATTGCCGCTCCACTCCTCCTACTTTCTGACCTTCAGGGAGGGAATCCATATGGCAGCATGGCGAAACGGCGCCCCTACCCACGTGAAAACTCATATCCGCAAGAAAATCCTTGCCCGCGACGGCTACACATGCCAACAATGCGGCAGCCCAGCCGCCGAAGTAGACCACATCGACAACACCCGCGGCCCCGGATACGATGCTCTTAGCAATCTCCAATCGCTCTGTGTTCTATGTCACAAGGCCAAAACGCAACGTGAAGCCTTGGCGGGGCGTGCCGCCCGGGTAGCGAGAGTGAAGCGACCCCCCACCCCCTCATTTTGTGATATTCCCCACACTAGCAGGTTTGATACCGATCGGGGGTAGGGGGGATACCCCCTCGGCGGCCCTCGGGCCG